CTTTAAATTTCTTAATACCAATATGATTACAAGTAATTGTAGGATCTAACCATACTTTATATCCTAAGGCTTTCCATTTATTACATAACACATAATCCTCTGAAATTAAGTCTCCGTTTTCTACCTTAATATCAAATACCATTCTGTGTTTTTCTCCCTCACTTGTATATTCATCGCTTGCCTCCCATAATTTATCAAAAGCAAACTTTGATACTTTCATAAAACCTGTTCCTACACCATCTACCTCTAATAACTTTTTATCCTCAGAGTATTTAAGTTTTTTGTCTACAAGTTTTACTGTATAACCTTCTTTATCAGTTTTTTTAATTAAAGCACCTCCAACAATTGGTTCTGGTCTGTTTAAAATATTAAAAAACCATTCTGGTTCCCATTCAGTATCTGAATCAATAAAGAATAAATCATCATATCCTCCATCAATAGCTAGTTTAATCAAACTGTTTCTTGCTCTTTGAACTAAAGAATCATAGCTTGTATAAATAGCATGTACAAAAATACCTTCCTTTTCAGCTATTTTTACGGTTTGAACTAAACTATTAGCAAACCAAACATCAATTCGGCCATCATAAGATGGTGTTCCAATTAGAACTCTACGCATAATATTAATATAATAGGTTTATTTTAAAAAACCAAATTATTTTTAATTAACTGTTACCAGAAAATATAAACCTGTATAACCTCCATAAATAGCAACATCCTCGGTTCCATAAGTAGTAGAATCAAAAGTAGCACCTCCAGGACCTGCAGGAACTATACCTCCAGTAACTTTAGCATTTCCGTTTATAACAATATTAGTTGTACCTCCAGCAAAAGTAGGATTAGCTCCAGATACTGTTACTTTCCAATAACCCCTAAAAATAATAGGATCTCCAGTAGGTTGACTTACTGCTGTTGGTCCATAAGTACCAGGGGCCATTGCCATACCACCACCACTTAAGTATTGATAAGAAAATGAAGAATCCCATAATTCAACGTTTACGTTAACAGCATTATCTACTGGAGGAGGTGGGAATGGAGGTGGGTTTACCTTATTATTGACAACTTCTAAAGTTACTTGAAAAGTAGAATTATCGTAAAAATAAGTTAATCCGTCAAAATCACCTACCGCAATATTTGTGGTTTTAGCTGATGTACCATATATTCTGTTAGCTCCTGATGCTTCACCTTGTCCCCAGTTATTGTCAGGAACGGAATTTGATCCGTTTGGGCCTGCAAAATATGAAAAGAAACTCATACTATTTAAAGTAAGCAAACCAGAACTATAAGCACCATTTGCCTCGCTCCAAATATCACTAAATTTTACGTTTGAAGTAGGAACAGCCATTATTTACTTTTTAGTTCTTTTATTTCCTCGTTTAATTCCTTAATTGCCTCAATTAACAAAGCTACTAAGTTAGGATAAGCAACGTTTAAAGTACCGTCCGGGTTTTGTGTAACAACCTCAGGCAACACTTTTTGTATTTCTTGGGCTATAACACCTGCTCTTCTTGTACCTGTTTCATCGTCTGTACGAACATATGTGTATCCGTGGATTTGTTCAATTTTTTCTAAAGCATTGTCTATAACTTGTAAATCAGTTTTGACAGATTCATCTGAAAAAGCAGCTATATCGTTAGTGGCATAAATTGAAATACCACCTGAAGAACCAGAAACGTGTAATGGATATGTAGGGGATGTAAATCCTGGTCCAACACCAACAAATCCTGTTGATCCGGTAGCAAAGATTCTTATGTTACCTGCTCCGTCTGAAATGAAGATGTTACAGTTTTGAGTACCGAATCCGTTAGCACTTGCACCTCCTAAAATTACGTTACAAGCACCTGAAGTAATACAACAACCAGAAGCAATACCTATTCCAATATTTCTAGTACCGGTTGCATTGGCTAAAGCATTTTGACCTACTGCTATATTTCTAATACCGCTAGCAAATACTAAAGCTCTATATCCTATACCTACATTAGAATATCCACTTGTATTTCCATACATAGCATTAACTCCCATTGCTACGTTTTCAACACCTGTGGTATTGTTAATTAAAGCACTTAAACCAACAGCTATGTTTCTAGCTCCACTTGTGTTTTTCTGTAGAGCAAAAACACCAACTGATGTATTGTTTGCTCCAGTTGTATTATATCTTAAAGCACTTACACCTAATGCTGTATTTTGGTATCCTGTTGTATTATTCAACAATGCTAATCTACCGAATGCACTGTTACCAGCTCCTGTAGTATTGTTAAGCATAGCTGCTTCACCAATTGCTGTGTTGTTGCTAGCAGTTGTGTTAGCTGCTAATGCACGACATCCGAAAGCAGTATTATATAGTCCTGTTGTATTAGATCCTAAGGCTGATGTACCAACTGCTGTATTTGCTGTTCCTGTTGTATTATTTCTTAATGCACAGAAGCCTACTGCTGTATTGTTTGAGGCTAAATTGCATTCAAGTGCGCTTCTACCTACTGAAGTGTTATTATCTCCTGTTGTATTATTTCGTAGAGCACTGTATCCAAGTGAAGTATTATACCTACCTGTAGTATTGCAGTACATAGCTGTTCTACCAACTGAAGTATTAAAACTACCTACTGTATTTTCTCTTAATGAATTAAAACCTACAGCTGTATTGTAAGCTCCTGTTGTATTAGCTCTTAAAGAACAAAATCCTAAAGCTGTATTATTACCTCCTGTTGTATTTTGTCTTAATGAACAAAAACCTACAGCAGTATTACTATTAGCAGTATTATACAACATTGATTGGAAACCAACAGCTGTATTGTTTGAACCAGCATTTCCAACCTGCATTGCACTGGTTCCTACAGCCACGTTACTAGCACCACCTGTATTTGAACATAAAGCAGCACCACCAAGGGCTGTGTTATAGTTATTTGTATTAACTCGTAATGTATTTGAACCTACACCTACATTGTAGTTATTTACAGTAGCAGAACATAATGAATTTATACCTAAAGCTATGTTATTACCTCCGGTTGTGTTTGAAAATAAAGAATTAACACCTAAAGATGTATTATTAGTACCTGTAGTGTTGTTATTAGAGGATTGAAGACCAACGGCTGTGTTATTGGTGCCAGTTGTATTACTGTTTAAAGCATTTCTTCCTAAAGCTGTATTATTAGCACCGGTTGTATTACTAAATAAAGCTGCGGATCCTAAAGCAGTATTACTACCGCCCGTTGTTGTGCCCTGCATTGAGTAAGCTCCAAATGCAGAGTTGTAATTAGCATTATTAAACAATAAAGCATTAATACCAAAAGCAGAGTTTTGTTGTCCTGTTGTATTAACAGCTAATGCTTCACGACCAAAAGCTGAATTACGAAGACCAACTGTGTTGCATCTTAAAGCACCACAACCAACTGCTACGTTATATGTTCCTGTTGTATTACTTCTTAAAGCACAGAAACCTACTGCTGTATTGTTTGAGGCTGTGTTACAGAGTAAAGCATTTCTACCTACAGCTACGTTATTATTACCGGCTGTATTACTGCCAAGAGCTTCTGGACCAAGAGCTACGTTTGCGCAACCGCTAAGATTACTATGTAAAGCATAGGAACCCATTGCAATATTATCAAATCCAGTAGTATTTGATTTCATTGCTCTAAAACCTACAGCCTCGTTTTGTGTACCGGTTGTATTATTTCTTAATGCACAGTAACCTACAGCTGTATTGCGTGAGGCTGTATTTAGATTTAATGCAAAAGTACCTACAGCAGTATTATTAGCACCTGTTGTATTAAGATATAGTGTTCCAGAACCAAGTCCTGTGTTATTATTTCCTGTAGTAGTACACCTTAGAGCTTCTAAACCTAACGCGGTATTTCTACATCCTGTTGTATTATTTAATAAAGTACTATTACCTACTGCTGTGTTGTACCTACCTGTTGTATTACAAAATAATGATTGAAAACCAACTGCTGTATTGTTTGAAGCTGTGTTACAGAATAAAGAATACCTTCCTAATGCTGTGTTATTAACACCAACTATGTTAGCTTCCATACTACGATACCCAACCGCGGTATTACCTGTACCTGTAGTATTAAGTAATAAAGTTCTATTACCTAAAGCTACGTTGTAATTGCCTATTGTATTACATCTAAGAGAGCTATAACCTACTGCCGTATTTCTAGTACCTGTTGTGTTAGACTGCATTGATGTCCTACCAACAGCAGTATTGTAGATACCTGTTGTATTGTTTGCTAAAGAGCTGTACCCTATTGCTGTATTGTTTGATGCTAAGTTTTTACATAATGCTTGATGTCCTACAGCAGTATTTTTTCCTCCACTTACATTATAAAATAAAGCATATCTACCAAATCCTGAGTTATAAGAACCAACAGTATTTTGTCTAAGTGCTGCTTGACCAAAAGCTGAGTTAAAATTACCTGTTGTGTTTGTTAATAATGCGTTATTACCAAAAGCTGAGTTAAATACACCTCCTGTATTAGTATATAAAGCGTTACGACCTACGGCTGTATTACAAATACCTGTGGTATTAAATACCATAGCATTTAATCCTACGGCTGTGTTACTTGCTCCTGTAGTGTTGTTATATAAAGCACTATCCCCTAAAGCTGTATTAAAATCTCCTGTTGTATTATTTCTTAAAGAAGCTCTACCTAAAGCTGCGTTTTGAGTTCCTGTTGTATTACTTCTCAATGCACGGAAACCAACTGCTGTGTTGTTTGATGCTGTATTACAAAATAGTGATTGATATCCTAAAGCTGTATTGTTATTACCGGCGCTATTAGAAAAAAGTGCTTGAGTACCAACAGCGGTATTTAAAGTTCCTGTAGTATTATTAGGTAATGTTTCTTTACCGACAGCTACATTATTTGATGCTGTATTTTGAACAAGTGCATTATAACCAAGTGCGGTATTGTTACTACCGCCTGTATTAGCATAAAGTGATGCCCGACCTAATGCTGTATTAAATGCACCGGTAGTATTATTTCGAAGTGATAATGCTCCTAAAGCAGTATTACAAATACCTGTTGTATTTTGTTGAAGTGATTGTTGTCCAACTGCTACGTTACTTCTACCAGTTGTATTAGTACAAAGAGCTGATACACCTACAGCTACGTTATTATTACCTGTTGTATTATTCTGCAATGCACTAGAACCAATAGCTGTATTACTGTAACCTGTTGTGTTAGTACATAATGAATAAGAGCCTATTCCTATATTGTTTGACGTTTGGTTATTTAGTAAAGCTACAGAACCTATTGCTATGTTATTATTACCTGCTGAATTAAATCCGGAAGCAAAATTACCAATAGCAACATTACCACTACCTACTGTATTATCACGAGCCGCTAATCTACCTATAGCGGTGTTAGCTAAACCTGTTGTGTTATATCTTAAGGCGCAAATACCTAAAGCAGTGTTATATGCACCTGTTGTATTTGCTGCTAAAGTATTAACACCTACTCTAGTATTAGTTGAAACACTTCCTCCTCCTAAACCAATACTAACACTATTAAATGCTGAATCTAAGGTAGACTTAATAGCACCTGCTGTATCAATAGCTACTGTTGGAGATGTACAATTTACACCTAATCTACAGTTAGTAACATCTGAATATAAGAAAGATACACTTTGTATAGTAGTAGTACCTGTAGTTCTTACTAAATAATTTGGTTGGTTAACAAATGTACCACCACTTATTCCTGAAGAACCATTAAATGTTAGTCCTGAAGTACCTGCTGAACCTGAGGTACCACTAGTGCCTGAAGGAGCTGAAAAACCTGCAGCACCTGCTATACCTGAAGTACCAGATGAACCACTTGAACCTGCTGTATTTGATGAACCTGAAGTACCTGCTGCCCCTGTTGTTCCGTTAGAACCACCTGAACCTGAAGTACCACTAGTATTGCTTGAGCCTGAGGCTCCAGCTGCTCCTGTAGTACCTGCTGAACCACCTGATCCACTAGTACCACTTGTATTACTTGAACCTGAGGCACCAGCAGCACCTGAGGTTCCTACTGAACCACCTGAACCACTTGTACCTGATGTATTAGATGAACCTGAAGCTCCTGCTGCACCTGTTGTTCCGTTAGAACCGCCTGATCCTGAAGTACCACTTGTATTTGATATACCACTTGCTCCTGCTAGTCCTGAAGTACCTGTTGTACCAGAAGATCCTGCTGATCCACTTGTACCACTTGAACCACTTGTTTGACTTGCTCCTGAGGCTCCTGCAGCACCTGAAGTACCATTTGAACCTCCTGAACCTGAGGTTCCTGAAGTATTAGAGGCACCTGAAGCACCAGCTGCTCCTGTTGTTCCATTAGAACCACCTGAACCACTAGTTCCTGAAGTATTTGAGGCGCCTGAAGTTCCTGCATTACCTGTTGTACCAAAAGATCCACCTGACCCGCTTGAACCACTAGTTTGACTTGAACCTGAAGTACCTACGTTTCCTGTTGTTCCATTAGAACCTGAACTACCTGAAGTACCAGAGGTAGCAGAAGCACCTGAACCTCCATCTACACCTGAAGTTCCTGTAGAACCAGATGAACCTGCAGAACCAGAAGTACCACTAGTATTTGATGCACCTGAAGCTCCTGCAGCTCCATTAGTTCCATTAGAACCTCCTGAACCACTTGTACCTGAAGTGTTACTTGCTCCTGAAGCTCCTCCAGCACCTGAAGTACCGTTAGAACCACCTGAACCAGAAGTTCCACTTGTATTTGAAAAACCTGAGTTACCTGCTGCTCCTGAAGTTCCGTTTGAACCTGCCGAGCCGCTTGATCCTGAAGTATTACTTGCTCCAGAAGTACCAGCATTACCTGTTGTACCTTGAGAACCAGCTGAACCACTAGAACCACTTGAATTACTTGCTCCTGAAGTACCTGCTGCTCCGCCTGTTCCGTTAGAACCAGCTGAACCTGAAGTACCAGAAGTTGCACTTTGAGCAGAAAAACCTGCTGCTCCTGCTATACCTGAAGTTCCTGAAGAACCAGATGAGCCTGATGTATTAGATGAACCTGAAGTACCAGCATTACCAGTTGTTCCATTAGAACCTCCTGAACCAGCTGAACCACTTGTATTAGAGGCACCTGAAGTACCTGCTGCCCCTGTAGTACCTTGTGATCCACCTGAACCACTAGTACCTGAAGTATTTGAATTTCCTGAAGTACCTGCTGCACCTCCTGTACCATTAGAACCACCTGATCCACTTGTGCCTGAGGTATTTGAAACACCACTAGCACCTGCTAGACCTGAAGTACCTGTAGTACCTGAAGAACCTGCTGAACCTGATGTGCCTGAAGTATTACTTGCTCCTGAGGCTCCTGCTGCTCCGTTAGTTCCGTTTGAACCTCCTGAACCACTAGTTCCTGAAGTATTTGAAGCACCTGATATACCAGCAGCACCTGTAGTTCCGTTTGAACCACCTGATCCACTAGTACCTGAAGTATTACTTGATCCTGAGATACCTGCATCTCCTGTAGTACCGTTTGATCCTGCAGAACCAGAAGAACCTGATGTATTAGATAGACCTGATGTACCTGCGTTACCTGTTGTACCAAATGATCCACCTGAACCACTTGATCCGCTTGTATTAGAAGCTCCTGAAGTACCAGCTGCTCCTGTGCTACCTTGAGAACCACTAGAACCTGATGTACCAGAAGTTGCTGAAACGCCTGAACCTCCATCTACACCTGATGTACCAGTTGAACCTGAAGAACCACTAGAACCTGAAGTACCAGCAGTACCTGAGTTGCCTGAAGAACCAGATGAGCCTGAAGAACCTGCTGTATTACTTGCTCCACTTGTTCCTGCAGAACCTGTTGAACCTGCTGAACCTGAAGAACCACTAGAACCACTAGTACCTGAAGTACTAGATTGACCTGCGTTTCCTGTAGTACCATTTGAACCACCTGACCCACTTGTACCTGAGGTATTTGAATTACCTGATGTACCTGCGTCTCCTGTTGTTCCAAATGAACCTGCAGAACCAGATGAACCACTTGTATTAGAAGTTCCAGATGTACCTGCTGCTCCTGTGCTACCTTGTGAACCACTTGATCCACTAGAACCACTTGTTTGACTTAATCCTGAAGTGCCTGCAGCACCAGTACTACCTTGAGAACCTGAACTACCTGCTGAACCACTAGTTTGACTTGAACCTGATGTACCTGCCGCTCCTGTAGTTCCATTTGAACCACCTGAACCACTTGTACCTGAGGTTGCACTTTGAGCAGAAAAACCAGCGGCACCTGCTATACCTGATGTACCTGAACTACCACTAGAACCTGAAGTGTTTGAAGATCCAGAAGTTCCAGCATTACCTGATGAACCATTTGTACCTGTTGAACCAGCTGTGCCTGAAGAACCTGAAGTACCTACAGATCCTGATAAACCTGAACTACCGGAAGTACCATTAGTACCACTTGTTTGACTTAATCCTGAAGTACCAGTTGAACCTGAGCTACCTGAAGTACCTGATGTGGAACTTTGTCCACTATTACCTGCGTTTCCAGTTGTTCCATTAGAACCACCTGATCCTGAAGTACCTGAAGTATTTGAGTTACCAGCAGTACCTGCATTACCTGAAGTACCAAAAGTACCTGTAGATCCGCTTGAACCACTTGTTCCAGCAGAACCAGAAGTACCATCTCCACCACTTGAACCTGAAGAACCTGTAGAACCACTAGAACCTGAAGTACCTGAAGAGCCAGATGTACCTGCTGTACCTGATGTACCTGCAGAACCTGCTGCTCCTGAACTTCCATTAGAACCTCCTGAACCAGAAGTTCCACTTGTATTAGATAAACCACTAGCACCTGCTAGTCCTGATGTACCTGTTGTACCTGATGAACCTGAAGAGCCTGAGCTTCCAGATGAACCAGATGTTTGACTATTGCCTGAAGAACCTGCTGAACCTGTTGATCCACTAGATCCTGAAGTGCCTGATGAACCTGAAGTACCATCTCCACCGCTTGAGCCTGCTGAACCTGTTGAACCAGAAGTACCAGAGGTACCATTAGTACCACTAGTTTGACTTAAACCTGAAGTACCAACTGAGCCTGAAGAGCCACTTGTACCTGATGTACTTGATTGACCTGAGTTACCTGCGTTTCCGGTTGTTCCATTTGAACCTCCTGATCCTGATGTACCTGCAGTATTTGAGTTACCTGATGTACCTGCTGCTCCTGAACTACCGAATGAACCTGTAGAACCAGATGAACCTGAAGTGCCTGAAGAGCCTGAAGAGCCGTCAGCTCCACTAGAACCAAATGTTCCTGAAGAACCTGAAGAACCACTTGAGCCTGATGTTCCAGTAGAACCTGAAGAACCACTTGAACCAGCTGAACCAGAAGATTGAGATAGTCCTGATGTACCAGTACTACCACTTGAACCTGAAGTGCCTGATGTAGAACTTTGTCCACTGTTACCTGCATTTCCTGTTGTTCCGTTAGAACCACCTGAACCACTAGTTCCTGAAGTGTTACTAGAACCTGAAGTACCTGCATTACCTGTTGTACCAAAGGATCCTGCTGAACCACTAGAACCACTTGTATTACTTAAACCTGAAGTACCCGCATTACCTGAAGTACCAAAAGTACCTGATGAGCCTGCTGAACCTGAAGAGCCACTTGTACCTGAAGTACTAGAAGCACCTGAACCTCCATCTACACCTGATGTACCTGTAGAGCCTGAAGAACCACTTGAACCACTTGTTCCATTTGTGCCTGATGTATTACTAGCTCCACTAGTTCCTATTGAACCTGAAGAACCTGAACTGCCTGAAGTACCGTTTGAACCACTTGTTTGTGATAAACCACTTGTACCTGTTGAACCGCTTGACCCACTAGTACCTGCAGTACTAGATTGGCCTGAGTTTCCAGCATTACCTGATGAACCGTTTGAACCACTTGAACCTGAAGAACCACCAGTTCCTGATGAACCTGAAGAACCTGCTAGACCTGAGGTACCAACTGTACCACTTGATTGACTTAATCCTGAGGTACCTGCTGAGCCTGATGAGCCTGAAGTACCTGAAGTGCTTGATTGGCCTGAGTTACCACCATTACCTGATGAACCGTTAGAACCACTTGAGCCAGAAGTACCTGCTGTTCCTGAAGAACCAACAGAACCACTAGAGCCAGCAGTACCACTTGTACCTCCACTAGTACCTGAAGTACCTGCTATACCACTTGTACCAAAAGAACCAGTTGAACCTGAACTACCACTTGTTCCTGAAGAACCTGCTGTAGTTGATGTACCACTAGTACCAGCTGTTGTACCTGAAGTACCTGAAGAACCATTTATGCCTGAAGTGCCATTAGAACCAGATAAACCACTAGAACCACTTGAACCTGCTGAGCCTGAAGAGCCTGAAGTACCTGAAGTACCCGCGGTACCATTTCCTACTCCTAAAACTAAAGATACAACTCCATCATCATTTATAGTTAAAACATAACCTTCCCATCCTTGAGTTACAATAGGTAAGTTAAATTTATTAAAAGCTAATGACCTATCAAAAAAACCTCTACCTTGGTTTGGGTTGTCTAAACGATTATTACCTCTATTTCTATTCTCAGCCATTCCGATGTTTAATATAAATATTAAAAACTTTTAATTTAATTTTAACTTTTATCAATACTTAACAAAAACTATTAATTAAGTAGTAACTGGGTTTGGGGTTGTAGGATCGTTAAATGAGGTTTTATTATGGTTAATTGGTTCCTCATAAGTTGCTCTATCTACAAAAGCTTTATTTTCATAGTAATAAGGGTTTGAAGATGTTTCCATATCAAATATAACTTTAGTTTTATTAGAAAATTTCTGTAAGGCTGTTATGTCTTTTTGTAATATATCAGGTATAATATACCCGTTTAATTTAATATCAAAAGTACTTCTAACAATACGCTCCTCTCTGTCTGCTAACTCGGTTTGAAAACCAAACGAATCAATCATGGATTTAAACTGGTAGCGTTGAGGATCTCCCCAGTAAGCATCCGAGGCATATTCCATAGCCTCAATAATCTTATTTAATTGTTCTACGTAATAAGTAAACACAACACAAGTATAACTTACAGTAACATAATCAGGCATAATAACAGCATAATATTCCTGTTGAGGGGTTCTGTTGTTTAATACCTTAAAATTATCGTAAGCATTTCTTGGAGTATATTTTTTAGTAAATACTTGAAGAAGGTTGGGCTGGTTGGCATCTAGTTTGTTAGCTATCTGTCTATTTTTGTCTATACTGTTACGCTTAAACATAATCAACGGAGCCTGTATCTTTCCGAGCTGATCCCTATAATACCCGTCTTTTTGAAATGATTTCCATTTTTCTTGAGAACCATAAACAATAGGAACAGGTAATCTTTGTCCGTTTTGTATAACAGAAGGTTGAATTACGTTTTGAAAATAATAAAAAACAGCCTCATCTATGTCTTGAATTCCTACACTAAAAGGTTTAGTAGTATCTCCTTTAAAAGAAGTATTTAATGCTCTATTGTTAGTAGGGGTTGGATTAAAACTATTAGGATCACCTGCTGGACTATAGGTAGGAACATGCTGTTCATTGGACAGCTGTTTTTGGGTTTTTGGTATAGGTTTTCTAACTTGAGCCATTACATTCTTGAATTAATTATGTTCAAACGATCTGAAGGCACGTAGTGACAATCACACCTTACTTCTACATTATAACCAAACTGACTTAATCCAGGATTTAAGGGATTGTTTCCATTATCATCAGTATAAGGATAGTCAGGATCTTTACCTACAAAGTATTGGGTAGCGTTTGTATTATCTACTTCCCAATAACCGTTTTGATACTGTATTACATCGCCTACCTCTGGGTGGATACTAGCTCCGTACTGAATAAAGGGTTGTTGGTATGTACCAAATCCTCCTTGGTTAGCTTCATTTAATTTACTTAACAAATCATCACGTAAGAATCTAAAAGTCATAGTCCAACTAAAATCAACCCCTAAATCACTTGTTGGGGCTTCTTGAGGACCAACCTCTATCAAAGAAAATAATATAACAGGATCAGCATAGTTTCTACCTTCATAGGCCTCCCCATACATGTTTGTTTTAGTTTGAGTAAGTTTATACTTGTAATAAATAACTTCTTGAGATATAATGCTCCCCATCAACTCACGGTTGACTCTTCTAAACATTGAAATATCGCGAGCACCTCCGTATAAAGCCATATTATCCTATAAAAATTGTCATTGGGGTTTGTGAAATTTCAGCTACTCGAGCAACAGATTCTGCTTGTCTTCTTTCAAGCAAAGCTTGACGAGAGGTTTGATCAAAGTATTCTCTTAATCTTATAATTAAAGCATCTTTTTCAGTAGCGGCCGAAGATACTAAATTATCTCCATTTAAAGTTACTTCTGCTCCTGGGATAGGAATAGTGGAATATTTATTTCTTACTAGTCCTAGTACCTCTTTAGCTTTAGCTAAAGTATATTCAAATATCCAAGCCCTACCAATTGAATTGATTTTAGAGTATATTGGGTTTTGATAAGGAACGTTAGAGGTATTTACAATTTTGTTAGTACCGTTTGCTACAACAGAATCTAATCTGTCTTGTATTTTAATAAAATCAAATACTAAATAAATACCATAATCTAATCCACCTTCAGTCTCACCAAAAGCACCTGTACCAGGTATTGGAAATACAGAAATAATATTGTTTATAATATTAAAGGAATAGTTAGATAAAGTTACTTGGTTCTGCATCTCAATGGCTTGCATGTTTTGCATAGTAAAACTTGTGGGCATCATCAAATAAGTAGCAGAACCATATCCAAATCCATATAAACCAGCGGCCGGAACACCTCCTAAACCACCTTGCCCTGTTAATAAAGAAGGAGAATATAATTGACTGATTGCTGGAGGGGATTGATAGTAAACGTTTTTAATCTCAATACCACCTACAATTCCTTCATCCTCAGCCCACTTAGCTAAATCATAACGTTGTTGTCCAGGAGTTAAAGGTAATCTACCTTTTAACCAGTTTACATTACCTCCGGCCCCTGCTTCCTCACCATATTGTTGAGATAATCTAACAATAGTGGCCATTGTAGGAGTAAATACAGAGTTATTAACATTTAAACTTGTAGAAGCTCCCTCTAAAGACAAATAATTGTCTCTGGTTTGGAAAGCATATAATTCGTTTCCGTAAATAGTAGTTGCCTCTTCAAACCCAGCCCAAAAGTTAATATCTTGTAATTCTACGTTTTCAATAGGATAACCTAAACGTAAAGCACAAAAGTTAGCTACTTTATTAGCATCTGTTTGGAATTGAGAATCGTTATCATAAAATCCAAATGGGGTTGGCGGTGGCCAAACACCATTAGCATATGATGCTGAAACTTGAGCAAATGAGGAGGAACCAGGCCAAATTGGAATATTAGACATATTATTTTATTAAGTGGTTACAATGTAATACTCTATACTTGCGTTTGAACCAGAAGGTTCTGCTTTCACTGATTGTATATCTTTAAAAGCAAATCCTGATTCGCTACCAGTCATTTTACTAGTAGAAATCATATATGAACTTCCAGTAGCAATCAAATAACTCATTGCCTCGGCTGATGAAGATATAATTAATTTAACAGGAGCAACAGTTGAGTTATTAGTTACCCTAACATATTGAATACTGCTTGTTACAAAAGTACCTGCACCCGGAGTTCCATCCATTCTAAAAAGGGTAGTAACTGAGCCTGTAGGAATGCTTAAAATTCTATTATCTAAGTAATTTATACCAGTAATAGTGTTACTAACAGAAGATCCTACATCATCTCCGTTAAGTGTTAAAATTTCGAATATTTGGGAAGTAAAAGTGGCCATACCTTTTTCGTATAAATATTGAAAAAGTATGGCTCTAACTTACTTTTTAGAATTTCCGTTTGAACCCGTAGTATTTAGACTAATACCCTGTTCATATGCATCGTTGTATAGATTAATTAAATCCTCTACGATTGGATCTCTGTGGTTTTGTTTTAGTGATATGGCACAAAGGTTTTTAATTTTTTTAGCGGCTGAGTATAAAAACTTAAATCCAGAATCGCGCTTTTGTTTTAAATCTACCTGGCCATCATCACCACAAATAATCATTTTTGATCCTTTACCAATACGGGTAACAATCATTTCCATTTGTTCGTGTGTTACGTTTTGAGCCTCATCTACTATTACTACAGAGTTTACAAACGTTCTACCTCTCATAAACGATACAGGAACAATCTCTATTTTACCCTCTTTAATAAGTTCTTCTACTTTTACTTTATCGTAAAGCAAGAACATGTTTTGATAAATAGGTTGAACCCAAGGATCCATTTTTTCCCTTAAATCACCTGGTAAGAATCCTATTTCCTCTTTAGATACTGTTGGTCGGGTAATAATTACCTTTTCAACATCTCTCATAAATAGTTTTTCTAAACCAATCTGACAGGCAAGTAATGTTTTACCTGAACCAGCGGCTCCGGCTAACAATGTAATTGTACTTTCTAATATTTTAGCTTTAGCGGCTTTTTGTTCCTCGTTTAATTGGATTTTAAACTTAATAGGATTTTTTGGCTTACGCTTTTCTTGAAAGATATCATCTTCATGGGTTGGTTTTGTATTCATTTTTTATTAGGGCTTATTCTTCCTTTTAAAGCTTGACTAATAGCTTTTTTATGTTCTTCACTTATTGATTTTCCTTTATGACCTGAAGATTTTCCTATTTTAGCTAATCTCATTTTTTCTAAAGTTTCAGGAGAATATTTTCTATTTTTTAATTTTTCAGCAAATCCTTCTGGTTTGGGTTTTCCTTTAGTTGATTCACTTCTTTTTTTACAAGTTTCTTGAGTCTGTTTAGAACCGGTTTGTCTTTTAATTTGGTTATCTATAAATTCTTTAGTTCTATAAGCAGGACCACCACCTCCAGTATTTTTATTTAATACCTTAAAACCCCAAACTTTAAATTGTTCTATCCAATAAGATTCTATAGGAGTCCAATCGTTTTTATTATTACTACTTATTTCATCAATTATAGTATAGGTAATTTGTTTTCCAAACTTTTGTTTATGATCATTTTTTCTACAATTTTTAGTTTTACCTATATAAACCCAATTAGGATTATCATAACAATTTTCAACTAAATATATTTTAGTAAACATTTATTATAAATATTCATTAAAGTTAATCTTTATTAACGCATCTATACCAGCATTAACATGCATGGCATCATCTAAACATAACTCGAAATCATATCTGTCATCTAATGGTAACACTAAATCTACTTGTGAACCCCATCTTATTAAAGAAAATCTTTCGTTTTGAGCAAAAACATCGTTTTGAGCCATAGTAAATGGAGCAATAACGTTTACATCCTCGTCAGCAATCTGAATTAAGTAATAAGTATAATCTAAGGAAGGTGAATAAATTTTATTCCACATCCTCTCGTTATACTTTAAGTACTCCATGTTTGCGGGATTAATTTTCTTATTTAATATATCTTTTTCAACCGCTAACATTGGTTTGTTAGTTGATTGTATCGCGTCTAGTGGTTTATATGACAGCAGACCTCCGTAAGGTATACGATTGATGTGAACATCATAAAATGACATAAATATACCGATAACTAGTGAAGGTTTATTATATTCATCATCACCAACAACATCTTGAAGAGTATAATTCATACCCTTAATTTCAACTATAGGTTCAGAAGGATCTTTAATAAACTTTTGGTATAAAATAGTTCCATCAGCTGGTGCGTAAAAGTGCTCATGGTCAATATAATTTGGACGAATTGGATCTCTAAAGAAAAATGTATTAGATAATTCCCCTACAGGCATCTTCTGAAGTTGTTTAACCTCAGTACTTATCCATTCTTGTAATGTTTGAGCCATTATAATAAGGTTCTGTTATGGTCAACTCGGTTTAAGTGCATCATCATACAAGATAACATAGCACCTGATTTCATGTATTCTGAAAGATTAAAGATAACTGGTTCCATACCAGCATCACTACAAATCTTTTCTAATGTCTTAATTTTATGAACCTCACCTGCATAATATTCATGTGATTTCTTTAATTCGGAAATGTTTGAAGCACACATGATCATATTACCTAAACGGACTGAATTAGTTATTCCTCCTAAAGCATCATCAACATCAATGTTAATTATTTCAGTATATTTTTCCATTTCAACTAATTCTTCCTCATCAAACAATTCAGTACAAACTAATGTTTGTTCTTGATTTAAAGCAAAAATAGAGCAATCCAAGTGATACAAATATTCATCAACCATAGCTACTTTAAGGATGTCCATACCATAAGTTTCTTCCATCCACTCATATGCTTTGATGTTAGAGCGGATACCATAACCACCAATATATTTGTTTCCGTAAAGGTACTTTAAATCAGCCTCGCCTTCCCATTTAAAGGGAGATATTGCTGTTTTATAACCCATTTGGTTAAAATATTTTTCTCCAACCAATTCCTCACCTTTACGAGGATCAGAAGTAAAGTTAGATAAAATAATATGATTTTCGTCTTTAATATGAGGTAAATAAATACCTAAATTAGCTACATAAACTTGGTCTTGAAAATTACCTTCCGAAGGTAATAGATTAACTACAGCCCCACCAGCAACAAAGTTATACAAATCCATAAACTGTTTGTATGCTTTAGGTTTATTAATTGCTAATTCATCATCTGTTAATTCCTGCATCCAAATATTATTTGGATCTGCTGTAGACAATGAGAATGGAAAGTTCATAACAAAACTTTGGATGGGTAACTGACTTGGAGTCTCTTTCATAAGTAACTAATTATATAACGTTTTGGTATACATATGGTGTAGGCCTATACTAGTAAAAAAAAGCCCCGATTTCTCGGGGCTTCTTTACAGAAATGTTATTTCTTTACTAGAATTAGATGGTGTTCAATCCACTGATGTAGATCTTACCATAGAATTCGGGACGTAACATCTTCTTAGCGTAACGAGTTAACAAACCTTTACGTGGTGTGAAGGTTTCTGGATCGTAAACTAGAGGAGTCATGATTAAAGGAATGTAAGGAGCGAATACAGCACCTGTTTCCAAGAACTGAGAACCTCTGTAACCCATAAGGATCAAGTTTTCAGTCATGTAAGGGTTCTTGTAAACCTTGTAGCGACCGTTTACTGTACCGATTTTCTGTACACCGAAAGCATATTCCATTTGATCAGCCTCACCGTTTGAAGTAGAAGCAAATCCTGGGATTGATTCCAAGATAGTTGCTACTGTAGGAGAAGTAACCAAGAAATTAGCACCTCCACGTAAAGTCAACTGGTGGATCTTGTTGGACACCTTTTGGATCTTAGTTCCTAAAGTTTGGAACCATTGACCTTGAGTGTTGTAGAATCCAGAAGCAGCAGTAGCGAAGTTACCGTTTGAGTAAACAGTGTTGTTAATAGCAGACCAGTACTCAGTAGCAGCAGAAGCATCTTCAATCAACATATCCAAAATTTCCAAATCAATTTCCATTGAAATGTACTCAGACATGATGTTAGTCAATTCAGCTTCAGCATCGATGTTTTGGTAAGCAGCTAAATCTTGAGCGAATTCAGGAGTCCATACTGCTTTCAATTTCTTGGTTTTAGCAGTGATAGGCTGTGATTGCATTCTTACGTTGATCTCAGGGATAACGATCTGAGTAGCAGAAGCACTAGAAGGTAATGAGAAAGAACCAGAAGCTTCGAAATCACCACGACCTGAGTAGTTACCTGTAGTTACGTTGTCACCAGAAGTTACGTTCAAACCATCTTGAGAAGTTGCTTTTTCATAAGTAACGATGAAAGTAGATCCAGACTGAGGAGTTGTAGCAAAGTTAGCTGAACCAGTAAATACGAAGCTAATAGTATTAGCAGTGTAGTTGTAGTCTGTAAAAGCAGGTACTAAAGTAGTAACACCGAAGTTAGAACCTGAAGCCATTATAAAACCACGAACTGCGTCTTGGTCAAAGCTAGGTAAGGTACTGTTAGAGGCAGTGATAGTCATTTTGTACATTTGACCTGATGCTACAGAAGCAGAGTAATCAGAATCAAAATTACAATCAGCCCATGAAGCAGATACGATAGAACCAGTTCCAGCAGCAGTTCTAGTCAAAGTGTTAGCTACTGAAGCTGACATTTGGAAAGAAGCTGAAAAAGTGTTAGTAGCGTAAGTGAAACGTCCTGAAGGACCACCATACAAACCACCAGTTGCATCAACTGTAGAGAATGGGAACTGAGAAGCAGTGTTACGGTTACCATACAAAGAAGTACCAGCAGCATATGGAGTTTTCTCGTTACCGTATTGGAAATCCAAGAAGAACACAAGTCCTGAAGGCATGTTCATTGGTTGAACTGAAACGAATTCTTTAGCTACGATTGTACCGAATACCTTACGAACTAAAGGTAATGCAATACCAGCCCAGTTTTCGCCTGTTCCGCCTGAAGTGTAGAATGAGTTAGAAGTAATTTGGTTTGATTCAGTTACCAACTGTTTGGCTTGGTTTTCCAACAATAATGACATATTGTTTTTATCAACCTCAACCAAACCTTCTAACAATCCGGTCTTAGACCATTTGCCAGCTAATTTAGCGGCATCGCTTTGCAAGTTCTTCCAAGAACCAGCAGCGCTTTCTAATAATTGTTGTACGTTTGACATTTTTGTTTTGTTTTTTTGTTTTTAGTTTTTTGTTGTTTATTATTTTTTAATTCCGGCCAATGTCTGCCAACGGGAGAATTGATCGTTTACTTCAAGAATCGGTGCTTTAGCAGCAACGCCAGCGGGTTTAGAAGCAGATCCTCTTAACATTGATTCGTTAACAGTTTTCTTAGTTTCCTTCATACCTTCAGATAAGGTTTCGAATACCAATTTAGCTTCTTTAACACTAGCGGCTTTGTCAAAAGCGGCCAATACTTTTACTTTTTGACTTTCAGTCAAATTTTTAGCTTTGAAGATTTTGTTTGTGTAAAGTAATTTAGCGTTAAACAAATTAACTTCTTGTAATTCAGTTTTGATAGTAGTTAATGCGTTGTAAGCCTCATCAAGTTCTTCTTTCATTTCTTTAAGTTTCTTCTTGTAGTCTTCAACTCCTTCTTCATCAGCAGTGTCTTTTTTATCACCACGCTTTGAAGCAGGAACATCACCTTTGTTACCACCGTACTTTTTACGTTCGTTAATTCCTTTACCTTCCATGTATGCATTATCAGCATCGTGATCACTTGGACCACCCATGTTGTCTGCATCTGGTTCAGCATGTTCTTCACCTTCTTCACCTTCCATACCTTCATGACCACCTTCTAGTTCCCCAGCGGCTACCATGTCGGCAATTACGCTTTCAATAAATGATTTAAGATCTGATTCGTCCATGTTTTCAATATCGATTTCTTCATCTTCTGAATCTTCGATACCGTCTGCATCTTCGTCTGTGTACTCTTCTTCTTCAGCTTCTTCGGCTTCATCAATAGCAACAATGTTACCGTGATCACCTAATTCTTTTTCGGTGTCTTTAACGTCTGTTCCATTAATGTTTTCTTCCATGTCATCTAATTCACGAAGGAGTTCATCTAAATCCATTTCATCCATTTCTTCCTCTTCACTAACTGTACCACCACCCATTTTTTTAGTTTCATCATCACCATACTGGGCAATTGATGTTTTGTTTTTAGGATAGTCATCGCTGTAATCATCAACAGTTAAATCAATTTTACCATATGTGTCATGGGTTAAATCGGCTTCTTCCATTGTTTCTTTACCTTCATCCTCTTCATCCATTTCGGCTAACTTTGCAGCTAACTTTTCTTTCAGATAAGGAGTAAAAGCTTCTTCAAGAGCGGCTTTTGCATTGACAATGGCAGTTTCCTTAACTGCTTTAGCATCGGCAATGGCTTCTTTTAATAAATCTCTGTTTACCATTTTGTTTTTTGTCCTCAAATAATTTTTGTTGGAAATACGCTTATTGTTGACTAATGTCGAAGCGTAATAAAATATTTTATTTAAATGCGATATAAGAAAACCGCATATTACGAATATACGTATATGGGGATTTTTTAAGAATGCAAAAATAAGAAACCCTCCTTTTAGGGGAGGGTCGGTCAAAGGATACTATCCTAAGAGGGGTTAGAATATAGGGCAAGTTCCGTTTGCACAAAGTATTTCGGTTAAAATTGAATTAACCTTAAGATAAGAATTTTTAGGAATTTCTTTACCTTCTCTTACTAACTGCATATATGAACCTGGATTGGATGGGGTTGATACAAAGTCCCAGCATAATAATTCAAAATCATCTTGTACCTCTAAAGTACCTTCGTTCATTTCTTTTAATGAACCCATTCCACGAGACGAAACACCTACTTGAACATTATTTTCAATAAGTGCTTTTAAGATATTACCAGATACTGTAGGTAAAATTTCAATCTTACCCATTACTTTATCTCCATCCCACCAACATTCTCTAATAATATGAGATACGTTTTTAAGAGAAATAATAGTAGAATCAGGGTGATCTAATTCACCTGTGGCTCTGTTTTCAGATACAATTTGGTTGTATTTGTCAATTTCACGTTCCCACAAATCTTTAGGATAATATCTACCATTACCATTTTTTACCTCGGCTGTGGCTAAAATACCTTCAACTAAAGGATTACCGGAAGGGGCTTTTAAACCTTCAGTAAGTTGCATTGGAGCAACTTTAAATGGTATAGTTTCAATTAGTACCTGTTTCATATTAGTAAGACATCATATCGTCATCCTCATCAATCACTTCTTCTTTAGCTTTACCAGTCATCTTTTCATAGATTTTTTGGGTTTTTGCTTTATGTTTTTCAAGTTCTTTGATTTCTTTATTGAGGGTCTTAACCATAGATTGGTCAATCATTTCTGCCAACTCATCTGATTCAGCTAAGGCTAATTTGTTTTTACGTTTTTCAATTGCATCATCAATAGCGGTTAATTTAGCTTCTAAAGCAACGGCTTGAGATGTTTTTTCTACTTCTTTAATATGGTCGCTAATTGAAGGACGTTTTGCTTCGTTTAAACCTTCTTTAACAGCTTTAGGCATATCACCATATCCTGATGATTTGTATTTGCCTTTAGGTGCTACTGGTTCTCCACCTCCAACTACATCTTTAGTGTATCCAATTCCTTTAATACCAAATGAAGCATTAGTAGCATAATAATTAATATCTTTAACCATGTTTTTCAACACGATTTGTTTTAATTCATATACACTCTTATCTTTATTCTTTTCATCCTGCATTTCAGTATAAAAACCCATTAAAAATGATTGACCATAAACGTTGTCAATATTATCAGGATTATTATTATCAAAATTACTTTCTAAATCTTTAGTTACTTCTGGGGCTGGTTTCTCAAACTCGTTTTGGTCACCATATTCTTTAGTATTTTTAACACCTACGGCTTCTTTTAAATTAGTGTCAAAAATAGCCTGCCAATCTTTACGACCAGTAGTTACTATACCACCTGCAGACTCACTTAAAAGACTTTTACTTGTTAAAATATGAACGGTCGAAGTAAAATCATTACCTGATGTAATGAACTCAGGAAATAAATTCCTAGCTACTTTTAAGAAGTGGTCTTTATTACCTTTACCTTCTTTTATTAATTGATATTCTTGTTGTAAGGTTTTCATTTTCTTATAAATATTATGTAAAGAATAATACGTTATTACTAGTAGCATCTAATGAAGCACTAGTAACAAAAAGAGGATAATATCCAGGAACAAAAAATAAAGAAGAACCAGATGTTACTAGTTCACCATTTGATGCGTCTTTTAACCCACGAAAATGAGCTACTGTTCCTTGAGGAGTAGTGGATGTATTAGGACATACAACAAAACCAGCAAATGAGCCAGTAAGGGTTTGACCTTGGATTAATATTCTTGATGTTGGATTTACTGGTAAATTTGCCATGTTTTATTTTTTAAATAGTTCTATTAAGTCGTTTAAATAATCGTTTGCTAAATCAGTACCATAAACAATACTAAATGATTCTGGATTTTGTCTATAATAATCCATAGTCTCGTGTTTGGCTTGTTGTAATAATGGTAATAATTGGTTTAATTTTCTTTCAACCTCATCAAACCCCATTAAACGAGAGGCAATGAATTGTTTGTTGTCAGGGTTTTGTACGTTTAAGTCCTGTAAGTACTGTTCAACATTAGTATCCTCTTCTTTAAGAGGTGTTTTTGCTAATTTATACTTAAATTCATTAACTTTTTTAAACCCAGCTTGTGTATAAGCACCGTACGTGGATTTACGAGGAGAAGGACCTGTATGGTTTTCACCTTCACCGCCTGAGGTAAATCCTGAAGATGAGGATATAGTAGATTCCTCAGTTACTGAAGATACTTTTTTATATTCCTCTGGGTAATGTTTTCTTAAATGAGTACGGTATTGGTTGTAAGCGTCTCTAATTTCTTTAGCAATGGTTCTTAATTGAAAATCACCTTTTGCCTCAGGAGATGATATTAAACTGTCTAAATAATTTTTTGCTTTAACTAAAGTATTGTGAGCATTTTCAAAATCAGCTACGTCCTCAATAGACCAAGTAATAGCTCCAGTTTCAGGATCAACAGCAGTGACAGTGGATTTTCTTCCATTATGTGATTCGGTATCACCTACTTTAAGCTCCTTTAACTTATATTTGAAATTAGCCATTTACTTTTTCAATTTCTTCTAATAAAGCAAAATATTGTAATAAGTTTACTAAATCATCATTACCTACATTAGATGTTTTACCTAAAGGAGATATCATTTTGTTAACCTCATTTAACTTGATTTGAGTAGCTTTTTCAGTTACTTTTTTAGTTAATTTAGTTAATTGTTCTTTGATTTCTTCAACTTTAGTATTATAAAAATCTCTTAATTTAGGAGTTGAATCAACTGAATTGATGAATTCTTTTAGTACTGATTTTTGGTTATTATTTAATGAAGCATATTTACCATTAAATTTCTCTAACAACACTTTATAAGTTAAAATACGTAAATCTTTATCGTATGATTGGAACTCGGTTAACAAATCATCCTCAACCTTTTTCTTATCAACTTGTTTTGTAGTTAAGTTTTCTAAGATAGCAATTTTGTTAGAAATAATTTGGTCGGGTGTAGATAATAATTCGCTATTATATATTTCTACTAACGTATATAATGCAGCATAAGACTTATAATTAGATAATTTAGTTTGAAAAAATTCCTCTAAGTTATAATGCTTAGAAATTTCTTGAATTAAATTGTACTTTTGTCTTTTTAATGCTCCTCTATTTAAATTTTTAGAAGATTCAATTACGGAATTAATTACAACCTCTGCTTTGCCTTCTGTTAGATTTTTATACTTAGTTATTGATTCATATAATTTATACTCTCTACCTAACTCAGTTTTTACAAAATATTTTTTTAATATATGTGTTGCTTTCGAATCTTTTCCCGACAGAGTATCTGCCGTAATTTGTCTTACCAACAATTCAAACAGGATTCCTGTATTTTTATACTTCGAATGTTTAATGTTCATTCCCCAAAGGTTTTGTTATAAATATATAAAGATTCTTATTCCTTTAACTTACTTTCATCTAACAATGAATCTCCTAACGTTGAAACCTCGGCTGTTACTCTCTTGCCTAAACTTTCAATTAAGGTCTTATTCTTAAGATAAATTTGTTTTGCCTCTAAAGCCAATGGAGAACCTCCTTTATATTGAGGGCGGATAGAATCTGATTCATTATCATCGTTCTTCATACCTTTAGAGCCTAATCTATCTTTACCAAAATTATCATCTTGTGTATTACGATCTGTTGGATTTTCTTCAGGACGACCTAATTCTAAATCACTACCATATCCTACAGGTACATTTTCTGGTTGGTCAAACATTCTTCCTTTACCATATAATGAAGCTAAATCGTGTGGCGTACCATATGATTTGCCTGTCATTTTAGGATCGTTTCCTTCCTCAGCAATCTGATTATAACGGAAAGCACGTTTTTGGTCTTCAGCTAATAAATCTCTATATTCATCATACTCATCTTGGCTAAAGTGGAATACGTTATCATAAATCCAGTCAGTAGGTAATAATTTAGCTTCCATAATCTTTTGAGCCAAATCAACCTTTTGAGTTAATAATGCAATTTTTTCCTGATCGTAGATAATAGAAGGTGTAGTTAAATCTAACTCAAAGTTAGTTAATTCCTCACCTGTATAACCTTGAGAATATAAGTGTACTAAAGCAATTTTATATAATTCAGATAATGTAATACGCTGGATACGATCAATTGTACGAGCAAATCTAATATCCTCAGCAGCCAATGTTGCTTTACCACTTAAATCCTTATCGTAACCCATAAATGCTTTAGGTACTTTAAGAGCGGCAAACAATTTATCACGTAAGTATGTAACGTCTTGAATACCATCGTACTGTAAACCAGGAGCTGTTTCAATCTTAGTAGTAGTATCATTACCTCTCATTGGAATATAAAAATCTTCCAATAAGTTTTGCATGTTGTATTTTAAGTTGTACTCGCCTGTTTGGTTATCCATTAACGGAGTACGCTTCATAGTAGAAATTGTTTTCTGCATGAAGTTTTCTACCTCATTTGGAGGAATAGAACCAACGTTAATGTAGAATATACGACGATCAGGGCTACGTGAAATTCTATGAATCAACATAGCATCCTCCATCAAAGTATATTGTTTAAAGATACGACGAGCTGGTTCCAAATATGAACGGCCATAAGGTAAATAGTTAACATCAGTTAATAACCTGAAGTGAGCCATTTCATAATTGTCAAAATAAATACCTGGTTGTTGGTCTTGGAATTGTCCTAAAGTAGGAGTACCATAATAACCAGATCCTCCAGCGTAAATACCTTCAGGTGAATACCTAAATCTTACTGCATTTGGGTGTTCTTTATCGTAATTTTCTTGACGTTCAATATGGTATGCAGTATAAGGAATTACATTGTAAACACCATATTTTTCAGCAATCTCTAATTTAAGGAAAAAGTCACCATATTTACACATCTGGCGAATCCAAGACCATAAATTAAATTCAATGTTTAGTACATCATAAAACAAGTTATAAAGGATTTGTTGAACATCCTCGTTACTACTTTTAATATGAAGCACCTCTCCCATATCATTTTTAAGAGTAGATTCATCTGCAACAATATCAAGAGCAGAAGCAACAATAGCATCGTAATCCATATTATCATAGTCCGAATAAACCATAGTACGTAAGTACTGCCAGTTTATATTGATTTGGGCTCCTAATAAGGAAGATGCTGCTGGAGAATATAGACGATTATATCTATCTACTAAAGAATTAGTTGCTATGTCTCCCGAACGTTGAATTGAGTCAACATCCATTACTTTTAATTCACTGTTACCCTGATTTCTAATGATAACATCTGTTGAAAACAGTCGTTGTAATCGGGTAAATAAACTTTTATCAGCCATTTTTATTTTTTATTATATACTATAAATATTTACAGAATCCAACTAATGTCCTCCATCCCTTTATCTGTTTGTACAAGGTATGGATTTTTTACTTGATTTGTATTATAAGACCCAATATACGAAATTTTACTCATATTGCCTAGTGTAGCGCGAGTCATGTCATGACCTTGTTGTTGGAATTTTAGTGACGTGTCTCTTAAATACATAGCAATACCAAATGGCATAACTAAATCATCATTATAACCTGTTTGGGCTTCTGGTCTACCGTTTTTCCATACAAATACTTTCATTTCCTCAACTAAACGTCTTGAACGAATAGTTACGGAACGGTCCCCAACAAATTCTCGAAATTTATTGACAATTAACGGTCTAGTACGCATTGACATCGTAAATCCAGGGGTCATATCGGATGAACCCTCATATGTCTTTAAATACGACTCTGCTGTGAATTGGTCTGATTTAGGTGATTGGTATAAATTACGATAACCTCTTTCAATTACAGCATCAATAGTAGCCCATCCAATAGAGGCATTTTCAATTACTAATAATGCTTGATTATATTCTGTGGCAACACCTACTAGAAAATATCCAAATTCTTTAGTAGGTAATTGTCCTCTATATTCAGCAACTTGCACGTTGGTTGCAATATCAATTACGTGACAAGTTGAAAAATCTTTACCATCACCTCTAGCTACGTCAGCTACCACCATATAATCTCTTGTATAGTCTGCTGGTTCCCATACCCAAAAGTTCTGGTCAGCGCCTCTTCTTTCAAGAGGATCTTTTATTGTTGTTTGGGTGATAAATTCTAACCACTCGTTATAGAATACTATATCACCTGAAGTACTAAAATCACAATCACATTCCTGTGCTGCTAATCTAGGGTCTCCTAATAATTCATCTTGGCGTTTTCTCCAAGCCTCGTCTCGTTCAGGGTGAACAAACCAAGGTAATTTAATAGGTAAAAAATCATTTTCTTGGTTTTCTGCTGAAACCCATGTTTTATGGAACCAGTTACCTGTACCGTAAGGAGTAGATAATACAATAGCACCACCACCTGTAGCCAGGGTTTGTTGAGCTGAGGCCCAAATCTCACCAATACTTTCAATAAACGCTGCCTCATCTATAATCAATAGAGAAACGGCTTCTGATCGACCTGCATCACTTGATGCTGAAGTGGCTTTAATTTGGGATCCGTTGTTTAATCTTAATGTTAATTTGTTATGTTCGTCTGCTGGAATCTTAAGCCATGAAGGTAAGTTATCAAACATAAACTTAACCTTAGTTACCATGTTTTTGGCTGTTTCCTGCTTTGTAGCAATACACAACACGTTTTTATCCTTTTGGAATAACATTAACCATAAAGAATAACCAGCAGCTAAAGTTGAAATACCTAACTGACGAGATTTTAATACAATTGAGTATGGATTATCTCTAAATAAGCGTAATGTTTTTTCTTGGAAAGGATATAAATTGAATATTACTCGTCCACGTTGTGGGTGCTGAATATTACAATATTTTTTCATAAAGTGAGCCGGATCTTGGGCACACTTTAAATATTCCTCTCTTATTATTTGTTTTAAGTCTTGACTCATATTATTTGGAAATTTGCCAATAAATACCAGCACTCAACATTGGTTGAAGCTTGTTATTGACTCCTATTCCTGCTCTATAAATAATCTTTCCCTCTCTTTCATATAACCCATCTAAAGAAATATGGGTTAAATTTAAACCAACAGAAGGACCAGCAAATAAAGCATACTTTCTAACAACCTGTTTTGTTATAGTAGTTTCTATAATTTTATGTCTAATTCTAGATAATAAACTATTATTTATAGAATCAATAGGGGACTCAGAATATATTTTTGTATAAAAAATAGCAGTAAATGAATCAGTTTTATACTCAAAAGTATCGTTTGTTGTATATTTTTTATGATCTACAATAGTAATATTACCTGTTGAGTTAATAATAGTATCATGTATCCAATGAACTACAGGAACCGGTTTAATTTTGGTTTTACCTTTTACTTTAATTGTATCATGAACATAAGATACTTTAACTAAAGTATCAATACCAGTAACAATAGTTTCTCCCGAACATTTGGTAAGCCAAATGATAATAAAAACTAAAATTGATATAACTATATAAGGAAAACCTTTTTTCATATTATCCGATTAAATCACCAGTATCAATTTTGACGTCTCTTTCTTTAAACGCTTTAACTAATTCTGGTTTGTGAATAAATTGTTTTAGGGCAGCCATCTTTTTATCTTTTTCAACTCCCTTTTCCATACCTTTTACTTTAGTAACTAAAGTTTTAAGTTTAGATTTAAAGTCTTCAAATTGGTCGTTAGGAATTTTAAACTTAGAAACGGTTTTAACTTTTTCCTTTTCTAATTCTGCTTTGGTAGGTTCTCTATCTTCATCTTCTTCCTCTAAAGTAACGCTTTCACCTTGTTTTAGGGTATTAATTGCTGCTGGTTTGTCTTTTACTTTAGAAAAATTAGGATCCTTTTGCATATCTGCTACAGCTCCTGCTCCAACATAAGTCGCTTCATCTATTTCAGATAAAATTTCTACAATGTATTCTTTAATTTCTGCTTTTAATTCAGATTTTTTCATGATTATAAATATTAACCAAAAATTGTCTCTGTCATTTTTGCAATACGTTCCTCAGTTGTACCTGATAACTCAGTAAAATGTTTAATTTTATGATTACTCCTATATAATATTAATTTAATAATACTATCAATAGTTTCTCTATATTTTAAATCAGTTTCTCTAACTCCATTATCCTCCATTTCAACTCCAACAGGCGATACATAAAATATGTAATCATATTCTGGAATTAACTTATAAGCAGCATCACAAAACGCCTCAGCATCATAATAATCAATTGATTTAGCTGCTTTAGTAAACGCCATTACATCAATAACTGTACGATCTGTAATAAGATTTTCACCCATTAATTCAGCACAACGTTCAGCTAAAAATACAAACTGACCTTTTAATGTAGAATCAGTATTCAATGGAATACCTAAATCACGTAAATACTTAGAACGCTCAGTAGCAAAATTATACCCTTCAAACTCAGGTAAATTCATTAAAGCATTTACTAATGTAGTTTTACCTACACTCATTGTTCCACATAAACCTATCTTCATATTATTAATATTTATTTTTTCTTTGATTTTCTATTTTAGACAACGGTCTTGTATTTGTAAATATAAAACATTTCTTTTGTGCTTCCAAGCTATCTAAATTAAAAGAAGCACAAGGAATTATATGATCTATATCCCAATAAGAACCATAATTATCCCAACTCATTTCTGGAGTAAATTGTTTTTCTAAATATTGTTTATATTCGTTTAAAGAACATCCTAATAATTCCTCAGTCGAAGAATATTTTAGATTTAATTTTAAGGCTTTATTTATTCTTACTCTAGTATTATGTATTACTTTAAAAGATGGATTTGTTTGTAAATATCTTTTATAATTTTCTTGAAATACATTTTTATTTTTATTATAATAACTTTTATTATATTCACTAATAGTTTCCCTGTTATTTATGTTTTCAATATGTCTTTTATCTTTTCGTTTTAAAGTAGATTTAGTTACTACTTGTCTATTACAAGGAAAACAATAAGACTTATGTCCATCTTTTTTAGAACAATCTTTTGGAAATTGATTTAAATCATAGTTTATATTACATTTAGCACATTTTTTCATCCATTATACATATTAGGACTTCCTTGAAAAATTAAGGGAAATCCTTTTTCTTTTAATGTCTGTTTTGACCTGCTTGGCCTAAATTGGTTTTAAACCATGGTAACCCTTCACGGTTACGACGAGCTTCTTTCCAACCATCTTCTGTATATGGAATACCATGGAGATGATATTCACGTTTACGATTATCACCTTGTGGAATGTATGCTGGACCTTCCCAATTGTGTAGTTTATTTTCCCAAACATAGGCAATAGTGCCATCATCTTTGGTTAATTTTCTACTTGGTTCGTATTTAGTTTTCATAATTGTAATATAATAAAAATTCTTTAATTTTCCTAATTATTTCCAATAAGTCATATCCCCATGAATGTTATCCCATTCATCTTCGGTTACAAATTTTTCTACAGCTAAAATACCTTGTGCTCCTGAAACTGTAATTCCTCTAGCTGATAAGGCATCTCCTACAAAGTGAACATTTGGAAAATCAACTAATGCTAAATCTTTAGGATAAACTAATGGTTCAGGTGACAAATATTTTACTTCAGGAACATAAACACCCCAATCATCTTTAAGTGTTGGAAATACTTTCTTCATATCCTCAATAAAATCCTCTATGTAATTCCAATATTTACCCATTCCCCGTCTTACTATATCTAAACTATCAATTTGGATTGAGCTAACTTTTTCACCTTCTGATGTTGTTGATGAAGTTCTGGATGGTGAATAATATAATCCAGTACCATTTGATTGTAATTTATTTACTACTTTACGAGACCAAGCAAATGGATCTTCAATGTCCTTAATTTCCATAATAATACCAAAATTAGTCATTCCGTTTAGGTATTTAGGATCTTTTTTAGCATGACCATTGTAAGTAACATCACCATATGTTTCCTCTACAGCAACGTAAGCGGCATTATTATTTGTACAAAATGAACGTAATGAAACACCTGTATCAAACTTACGATACAATTTAAAATCGTAACTAATATCAATTAGTTTCTGGAAGTGATGTTGTGGTGCTTCAAATCTAACTCCAATTTGTACTGATTTAGGTTCAGTTTCTAATTTATAATCATCTTGTATTTGTTGAGCAAAATCAATACCTGATTTACCTACAGCAAAAATAAGTTCATCATAAGATATTTCAAAATCAGGAAATCCTTGTTTATCAATAACATATTGATTTAATTCTTTAACAAATACTAAATTTTTATCAAATACAATAGATGTTACTTTAGCTTCCCAATGGAAATTAACACCTTTAGATACTAAATAATCATACCAATTTTTAGCAATTTCAGATAAATAATCTGTACCTACGTGCCAAACAGGAAATAATCTTAAACCAAAATATGGTTTAATAAAATTTGGTTCTTCAATTGGATTTGAACATTGTACTTCCTCTGGTTTAGGATGGAAACGTTTAAAGTTAGTAATAACTTCATCCATTAAAGCCATTGCTTTCTTTTCACCTGTATATTTAGATAATTGACCTCCAATAGCTGTATGGTAAGTCAATTTGCCATCAGACCAACCTCCAGCACCTAGGAAACCTGTCATTACTTCCTCAGGTTTTCTGTTGTAAGGGTCTTTACCCATATCAATAATGGTAATTAATTTACCATCGTAACCATTGTCTACTAATTTGGTGGCAGCATTTACACCTGCTACACCTGATCCTACAATTACAATTTTCTTGTTCATATGTTTAACACGTTAATATAATAAAAAAAAGTGACATCTCCAAATTTGGTGACGCCACAGCTGTCATTTTTTTAAGGTTTAGCAACGGGCTATGAATCCGTCTATAAATTTATTCCTATTAAGTTTTATAAACTAAAGGAACAATATTATTATATGATATGTTGTCAAAAGGAGTTCCAGCACCCGCAACTACCATTGCTCCTTTTACTTTTGGGTTAATTGATGCTTGCAAAGTAATACTTTTTGGAGTATATCCTAAAATTGAGGCTACAATTTTTGCTTTATCACCAGTAGTAGATAAATTTAAATTATAAGGGGCTAAAGTCCATCCTCCTCCTACAGTTAATGCTATCCAATTAGCTTGGGTTGTTATTGGATCTGTAGTACTACCATGGGCTTGAATCCTCCAAGCATTATTATATAAATCATCCTCATCAGTAAAAGCATATTGTACTACATACTGTTGAGTTGACCCTACAGCACTTTCTAAAGAAGGTGTAATAACATAATATTGACCTGTTGATGGGATTTGAATTTCTGTAAATAAATTTGGATTTAATCCTGCTGTATTTAAAGCAGCATAATCAGATGCAAAGTTAGTACCTGTTAAAAAATATAATTTACCCCTTACTGTTGATGTAGGGTAAGGAGTATACATTTGTAAAGGTTTAGAAGTAGTATTTGCACCACTTCCTGAATCTAAAGTATAATTAACATTTGGTGATGCTGGAGGGTATGATCCTAAATAACCGTAACCATAGTTATTAGCTATAGTTTTAGCATCCCAAAACGTATCAAAAGATGATGTTAGGGATTGTCCTACTCCGGTTATAAAAATAGATGCCATCCGTTTTTATTTATATTTTTGCTATTAATTTTTTAACTCCATCAACAACTTCTGTTCCTTTTAGATGAGCTAAACCTCCTTTAGCAGCACCGTAAACGGCAGCACTTACACCTTTACCTGCTAAAGCACCACCAATAGCTTCAACTGAAGCAAAACCAGCGGATACAGCGGCTGCTCCTAAAACAGTGTAAAGCATTACTTTTGCTGCTTTATCTATTTCGGCCTCTGATTTTAGGTTTGCTTTTTTAGCAATACCTGTTACTTTAATTACTTTTTTAAGTAATCCTAAATATTTTTGCTCTAAGTGATGACCAGCATGAATAAAACCATCTCCGGCTGCTACTTTGCCTTTTTCTTTAGAAAATTTAGTAGCAATTTTTTTAACCATACCCCCAATAATTTCTAATAATTTAGGAGCAGACAATAATAATGAAACTAAAAGTGAGACAACAGCCTCATTTAAATCTGTTTCGGCTTCATCAACTTGACCTTTAACTTCTGCTACTTGACCTTGTAAAGCACCTAAACTAGAGGCAAAAGCCGATTCAATTTCTTTATCTAAAAGATCTAATTCTGCCTCATCAGCACCTTCGGCCTCAAATAGTATTTGGCTTTGTAAGTATGCTCTTAAGTTAAAGTTATCCATATTTTATAAATATATTATTTTCTAATCAGTTAGAGGACCACCAACAACCCAAGCATCACAAGTTCTAGCAGCCGCACATTTGAACTTTAAAAATCTGCAATAACCTAAATCACCAGCTTTAATAACATCAAAAGGATCTTCACTACCTTCATCGTTACCAATTCCTTTAGCAATACAATCTAATGTTTTAGTAGTTTGATCAAAAGCAGCACAATTACCACAACGTGATTTCTTTGCTTCTTCTACAGAATCAAGCTTCCACATATCAACTTTAGCCTGCCAGAACTTATCATTAGGTTCATTAGGATTCAATGGACCGTATCCATATTCATTAATTGCCTTCTGTCTGTTTTGAAGGTTTAATTCAATGTTTTGAGTAGGGGCAGGACATTTTGATACCTCTGCTTCGCTTAATATGTCAAGTAAGTTAATCATATTACCATTTTTTACAAGACCAATAATTTGCTTTCCAACGTGGTCCTGGATTGTCACAATGGTGTCTTGCTCTATAGGCGGCACGTCTTTTTGGGTTTTTGGCTTTAATTACCATTCGCTTACCTTTAGCTGATTTACCACCAAATCCAAAGTTAACTTTTACAACCTTACCTTTATCGTTTTTAACATATACTTTAAACTTTTTACTATCACCTTGCATTGGTTTACCTAATTGAACTTTACGTCCTTGGTATTCGGCTTCGTTTAATTCCTCATATTTTGGTGGAACTCTACGTTTTGTTAATGTAGCATTTTTACCTGTTTTGTATATTAAATCCATATTATACTTAGAAGCAAGTTGAGATAATTGTTTAATTTCTTGAGGATCTAATTTATAATCTAATTCAATATCTAGATCACCACTATAATTAGAAACAGTAACATCATCTATCCAACTAAGACTTGGCATTAAAGCTTCAACTTCTTTTTTAATTTTTTCTAATTCAGCGATGTTATCTTCTGTTAATATACCTTCAGCAAGTTGTTGATCGTATTGTTGAATATCACTTTTAACTTCATCATAATCACTTAAAGAACCCCCCTTAATAAATGCTAAAAAGTCTTTAAAAGATTTAAAATCTAAAAAATTTAATAGTTTAGGGTCTTTAAATACACGGCGAATCATATCCATAGTTCCCGCACTCGTTAATTTTATTTCCTCAATTGAATTTTCTTCAAGCATAGGCATATCTAAAGGAACTAATTGGCCTTCAAATATTCCATATTCACCTAAATGAGTTTCGGTAATTTTTTCTTTATCAATACCTTCAACGTTTAAAGCACCACGAGAATACAAGTATCTTGCTTCAACCCATAAATCTAAATATTCTTTAGAACCATATGGTAATGTTGTTTCATATAGCGGTTTTTTATTGTCTATATGGTATTGCATATTTTCAGTCATCAAAACACGCGACTGAAGATTTTCGTTTAATATAGGTGCTTTAGTAGGTTTTGTTGCAGTGCAACAATCCTTGTTTTCTAATACTTCCCTAATTAATTTTTTTAAATCCATGGTTATAAATATTATTTAGTTTTACTAACTCTTAACGATAAAGGTAACAATTTACCTGCAGTATTTCTAACTGAAACCTGGTATTGAGAACTACCAAATATAGGGCTTTCAGTATCTATTTTCATAGTTAATTGTTTTGTATTAGGACCAGGGTATTTAATTTCTGTGTTAGTAATATTACCAATAGCATTTTCAGAGTCTTTAGCTGAAAGTAAAGGTATAACTTTTACTTCACCTGGTTTTGTTTCTCTAACATAATAGTAACCATATCCTAAAGATGAAGCTAATAGTTTTTTAAATTTATTACTATCGATTTTTACTTTTGAAAAAGTATCTTCTGTACCTTCTTTAGTTACATATCCATTTAACCCATCTGCTAACTTTTGAGAATCAATATTAAAAATATCAAACAATAAAGCTATTGGTGGGGTTGAGTTTTTCTTGCTATCATCATAAATAACTTTGCCATCCTTTTCATAAATAAAAGGAACATTAGGACCACTATAAACTCCACTACCGGATACATTTTTTAAAGAAATATAATACTCTTTACCACCATAAGTTATAGTCAGGTCTGATATAGTTTTACCTATATCTTGAGGACCTTCTAAAGATAAACTTCTTTTAGTATCTGTAGCACCTGCAAATTTAATATTTTCAGCTGTTAATTTACTATTGTCTATACCTAAAGTATTATATAATGTTTTTAAATCATTAGGTAATTCATCATTTGATTTACCAGCATTGGCTTTAGCTTTAGCAACAAATTCCTGTTCATATTTTTCTCCAACATTTCCTCCTCCACTTACAATAATTCTAACCATACCAAATTTATCAGTATCCATTTCATACATTGTAAATTTACTTGAAGGATTAGGTCCTTGTTTAGGACCATAAGTTGTTATGTTTTCAACACCTAATAAATCTTTAAAAAGTTGAGTCATTTTTTCAGGCTCTATTTTATTAGGATTACCTAAACGATTTGTATCACTTTGTGTTTTAAATCCTAATTCAGATTCAGCATTACTTACAATAGATTCAATTGCTTTTTTAGTGTTGTTATTAATTTCTTTGTCTGTAACTTCTAACAATAAGGTTTCCTTTAATATTGCAAAGCTAAATTCAGGAACTAAATTTTTAATTAATTTTTCTAATAACAAAATATCTTGTGCATCATTTGTATCACAAAATCCTTTTGGAAATTTATAATTAACTTCTTTAAAAAATAAATCTAGTGCATCCATAATTAAGCTGCTGGTGTTTCTTCAGGAGTTTTTGTTGGTGTTTCTTCTGGTGTTTCTGTTCCACCTGGTTTTTCTTCTGTTACACCATAAGCTAACATTCTAGCTATTGCTTGTGCTGCTTGTTCTTCCTCGCTTAAGTTTAATAAGTAATACTTTTTACCTTCTACTTGAGCAATCCAACTTCTTGGAGTGTAAGTTAATAAAAATGGTTCACCATTGCCCAAAACAATTCTAAATGTTGTAGGACGAGGAGCAACCCATTGAATATCAGTTACAAATATTTCATATTGGTCTGTTAACAAATCAATAATAATATCTTTAAGTTCTGGAAATTTAGCTAAAACGGGGAATTTAGGAGCATCTAAGGTAATTTCTTCCTTACCAGTTAAGGTTTCTGGATTGTAGATATTACCTACAATCGTTTTGATTTTCTCCTTTAATTCGTTTTTAGTCATTATTTTTTCTGTTTAGCTGTTGGACCTGATCCGCCACCTTTTGCTTTGTATGCTGCTACAGCACCGGCAATAGCACCTGCTGCTTTAGCTGATTTGCCTTGGCTTTGGATTTTTTTCTTTAAAGTCTCGTATGATTCGTTAGTTTCATCTTTGGCTTTCATTTTTTTATCCCAAAATCCTTTAGGTAAACCTTCTTCTAAATAAGGATCAGCAATTTTTTTAGCGGCATCAATATTACCTTTGTTTAAAGCTATTCTAGCTTGTTTAAGGTTATGTTGGTCTGAAGCATCTTTATTAGCCATATCTTTAAGCGCTTTAGCAATTTTACCTGCTAAAATTTCATCTTTGCCAATTTCTGCTTCCATCATTGGAGTTTCACCTGTTGCAATATCTACTGCGGCATCAATAGCTGGTTCTTTTAATTCAAATTCTAAATAGTGTTTAGCACCATCCATATTTTCTTTAGCTACTGTAATTTTTGACTGCCACCAAGCTGGAAAATCAACTTCTTGATTCATTTCATCATATTTTTCTAGCATAGCATATAATTCCATAGCGTATTTACCAATTTGGTATAAATCACCTTTAATCATATGTGGTTCATCATCTTGATGACCTAAATCAATATCTTCGTTTACTCCTTCTTTGGCTATACCACCTTTAAGGATAGTCATAATACTTGAGAAAGCATCATCAACGCTATAGTCATAGTATTTGGCTACACCTTTAACAAATTGTTCTACTTTTTTAACTAATTCAGGGTTAATATTACCTCCGGTTGAAAACATATTTGCTTCTTTCATTTCACCTTTTGCTTTTTTAATAGCGGCATCACGTTTTAAAAGATAATCTTTAGAGTCAATATCGCCATCCCCATCCATATCCTCTTTTTTACCTTCTTTCATATCAAACTGTTTATAGTCTTCATATGTTTGTTGTAAATGAGTTATAGCATCTTCTCTAGACATGTGAAAGGCATCCATTGTATCTTGAATTTCTTCTTCAGTAAATTCTTTATTCTCGTTCATTAACGAGTTTCTAACTAGTTCTTTTAATTTTTGTTTATCCATTTCTGATACGGCTTTTTTAGCTAAGTTTGTTGCTCTACCATACATAACCGATTCGGCATCCTTACCGTATCGTTTTACTAATTCTTTTTTATTCTTTTTTAATTGTTTAAGATAATCTTCCCTCTTGTCTAATTGAGCTTTGGTTAGATTAGCTTCGGTAATAGGGGAGTTCCCGTCTTTTGACAGGAACTCTCTTATTGCGTTTTGTAAATCTTTTTTGTTCATTTACTTTTTGTCCTCATCGATAGAAGCTTTACGGTATTCAGTAACCAATTTCTTGATTTCACCTAATGCTTTACGAGCGCGACCATGAGCTGCTTTAGAAACCTTAGCATGTTCTGCTTTGAATTCCTCAAACAATAACTCCATTTTTTCTACTAATTCTTGTGTGTTCATATACTTTTATTTTAAAATTTTCTTTAACATTGGGAACATTGATTCATTTAATGTTTCTTCTTCCATATCCATTGGAATAGGAAGATCTTCTAGAGCATTTTCAAGATCAACATTTATGTTTTCATTTAATTCACGAGCCATTAGATTTTTTTCTCTTTTAGCATATGAATCTAGTTCTTGGTATGCTTTAGCTTCATCTTCAAGTTTTGATTTACCAATTGCATTAACTAGTGAAGTTAAATATTTCTTTTTACCTGGAGATAGTTGGGATTCAATTTCTTTAGCTAAAGCTAAAACTTGTTCTTTCTTATCAGGTCCATTGTATGTCTTTAATTCTTTTGCTTTAGCTCTTTGTTCAGGAAGATCTTGGAAAAGGTATTTAAATAAACCCATTAATAATGGTCCTGATATAGGATTAAGTAGTAGGGAAGCTATAAGAATGGTAATCAATGATACTAAACCTAAAGCTTCATTTACTTTTTCTTCAACTTCAGCTACAGCACCTTTTTCAACTACGTGAGCACGAGTAAAGAAAGTAATTGTATTACCAATTTGGTCTGTTAATTTTTGGTCTCCTAATTGTTGAGCGGCGGCTTGAGCTTGTGTTAAAGCATCTTGAACTGCTTTTACGTCAGGATTAACTTCTGTAGTAGTTGTAGTATCAATAGTTTCTGTATCGTCTGCTGGAGCCGCATCTGTAGAAGCATCTGTTGTTACATCGTCTGTAACTTCTTCATCACCTTTAGCTTCATCTAACATGCCTTCTAATTCGGCTAAGAAATCTTCTTCAGATTCGGGAGTCTCATCATTGATGTCATCTACCTTTTCATCCTCCATTTCCTTTAAAATCATTTCTTTGATTTTAGCTTTAAATTCAGACATTTTCATTTTGCCTGATGTTTTATCGTCTTTCATGTCTTTTTCTAGTGCTTTAATATGCTCGGCATCATCTGCTTCTGCGTCTTTGTAATATTCTTTTTTACCTTCCATCATATCATCCTCTTCATCCTCATTATCTCCAAACACTTCTTCATCGTTTTGATCAATAAAATCTTCTTCTTCTTCTGGGGCGTACCAAGATTGGTTAGGATCGCTTTCTGCTTCTTTAGTAAAATCGTGGGTTTTAAAATTAAACTCGTTTGGTTTAGTAACTAATGCTGGGAATAATACTGGACCTCCATTTGGGGTTTTCATTTTACCAAAAGCCATATCAATTCCATCCATTCTATCACCTTTAGCATAACCATTCATTTGGGCTAATAATTCGTAGTAATCTTTACCACCAAAATCACCATACCCATCATATCTATTTTCATAATAATAATTGCCTTTATTATCAAACATGTAAACAGGAATCCTGTTTTCATCTTCAGATCCAATTTGTTGTCCTGTATCTTGAGTTATCCAAGAGAATTGACCTTCGTTTAGTGAGCCAAAGAAGGTAGCTTTATTTTCTAATATTGCTTTTTTTAAATCAAATTTTGCCATAATATATGTTGATAAATATGTTATTTTTTATTATATGTGCCTTTTTTATATTCTGCTTTTTCTGTATTCTTTACAAATTGTTTTCCCTTGCGAGAACCAGCAGCTTTTTTCTTAGAGGTTTTTGCTCTTTCGGCTTTAGATAATGATTGAGCTTTTTTACGAGGTAAACAACGTGTTGTAGCTCCACCTTTTTTCATCGAACCACAAGGACCAGTAATATTACCTTGAGTATCAATACGCACCCAGTCCTCTTTTTTAAACCAGTTACGTAATGATTCAGATACTAGTTCTTGTAGACGATTTATATCCATTATTTTTTCTTTGCTTTGCCTGACATTTGACCTTTACATACTTTAACACCACGACCTGAAAGGTAAGCAGATGATTTTTCACCAGCGGCTTGTCTTCTTTTAATGTATGCTTTACCTGCAGGGCAAAGTTCCTCGTTAATTTTATTTAATGCTTCATCGATTTTTTCCTCTAAACCTTTTTCTCTACGCTTCATGTAATCTGTTTTACCTGTATAAGATGGTTGTTTAGGTTTTTTTGTAGCGTAATCATCTTCAGCTTTCCTACGTTTCATGTAGTCAGTAGCTTCAGTTACTTTAGTATATAAATCCTCGTCAGCATTCCATTTCCAATCACTTGATTTAAAATCTTTTAATTTTTTAGCTTTTTGGTATTCAGCTGAGGATAATTTAGCTTGTTTTAAGTTAACTTCATTTACTTTTTCAGTAGTACCTATAATTTCATCATAATCATCCATTTGTAAGATACCTCTTTCTTTACCTAATGCAATTGCTTTTTCAGTAACATCATGTAGATCCATATCTTCAGCAGCATCTTCTCTTGAATATTCTAACATACGAATAAACAAAGGAATATCCATTGTAATGGTATCTACTTTATCTTCTTCTTTAGCTTCACTCATTGTTGATTTTACAACACCTTTTAAGTTAAATAAATCAACAATATCTTCAAATGTATCATAAAATTTATCTGATTGGCCTGTTGGTTTATAAATTACTTTAAATGGTTTAAATTCATTACCTAGTTCATATTTAACACCTAAAGCATCTAATTGCTTTTTAGCCATATCAACCGCTGTTTCTTTTTTAGCTTCATCTAATGAAGGAGAAGCCATTTTAATAAAATCATCTGATACAGCAAATACTTCTACTTTACCATTTTTTAAATCCTTTACCTCAATATCCTCAATATTGTATTTTGCTTGTAATTTTTTAACAATCGCATTACCCATTGACATTGCTTTAGCAGCACCTTCTTCTCTATCTTGACCACCCATAGTTTTAGATCCACCAACAGATAAAACGTCTGATCCTTCTGGATATGTGATGTCAACATATAAAAAGTTAGGATTTGATTTGTCCTTGCGGATTGATGGTTTAAAATATTCTTTATTACCTTCCATTATTGATTTTTTAATAGCAGTAATACCACCACCATTATTAGGTTTAGCATCCCAACCTGCTGCTCTAAAATTTTGAATCATTTTATTTTTAGTAGCATCATCTATTGGTTCTGTAATTGTAATTTTTTCAAAATTTTCACCTGATGTTTTTGTATGAGGGTATCCTCCTGTTAATGATTCTTTCATAGGTTGAGAGAAAAATTCTTTTATTTTTTGAATGTCTTTCATTATTTTTTAGTTCTTAAATAGTCAGTTAAGAGCGAACCAATCGCCCCTACCTTCTGTCGTATAAATATCCACTCTTCTTTAGATAATTTATGTTCTTGTTCGTTAAACGCAATTCCCATAACACCAATAAAATGATCATCAAGATCATCTACAGCTAACATATAAAATGATTTTGTATTATATTCTTTAGAAAATAAATGTAAGTCATAAGTTTCATCATTTTCATAACTTGTTATACCTAATTCACCATCTTTATATAATTTGGATAATGATTTTGGAAATAATGAGACAGGGATTTGTTGAAAAATATGTTGTATTCCTGATGTATTAGGAGATAATTTTTCGTAAAATATAGAGAATTTCTGGATTGATTTACCTGTAGGATAAAAATGGCCTCCATTATGAAATTGTCCAATCCAAATTCTATCACAGTCTAACTCATCCATCATTATATCTAATTGATGGTCAACTAATTCATTTAAATCAATTGCTTCTTTTACTGAGGATATTTTAGGTTCCTTTTCTAATTTATTTTTAAACCATGTCATTAGTAAAGGTCCTATTACAGCAGTAATAAGGGCTACAAGGATGGTTGTAAGCATTGCTAACGTTGTCATTCTTTTTTCTGTTTTTTAAGATACTCTAGTGCTTCCTCTTTATACTTTAACAACTGATTTTTACCATCACCATCCCATTTTTCAACATCACCTTGTTCCGTTACAAATGTATTATTGGTATTAATTAATTCATCAAACCAAACCTCAAAATCTTTAGTTACTCCTTCTAAGTGTTGGTTGATAATATTTTTTTCAAAGGCATCTAATTTACCTTCTTTTCTTAATTGATGTTCATGGTCTACCTGGCAATTGAAGCAATGACCATACATTACAAACCATTTTTTATCCAAATGTTGTTTGGTTGCTTTTGAACATTTAGGGCAAAAAATAGGTAATACAATACCTTCTTTTGCCTTATCTAGTTTAGTAATATTTTGTTTTAATCCGTTTTTAATAGTCCATTGACGACCATCTTCTTCCCAAATATCTCCCTCGGCATGAAATTCCTTTGCTTTTTCATAACCAGTCCCCATAGTGGTTTTGTCCCCATACTTGCCTTGAACAAGGTTACGGAGACGCTGCACGTCATTATGCTTGAACTCTTTTTTTAAAACCGAATCGTTGCTCATTACTTACTGAATTTTTTGATGATTTCTTTTAGCTCAGATTTTTTCATTTTGCCTTTTTTCATTAACTCATAAATATCTGTTGACCTATGAGGAGCATTAGGATTAACATCACCTTGAGCCCTACCAGGAATCATATCTTGTGGTTCCATTTGTTTTTTAGGAGCTATAGATAACATATCGTTGTCTATTGCATCTTCAATTTCAACACCAAATGATTTTGCATAATAGTTAAAATCATCACTTGACATGAAATCGGCAACAGCATCTTCATCCATAAAAGCACCAGTTTTTTCTAAATCGTTTGTAAATCTAGCAAACGTAGAATCTGGCTTATAGTCCATTGGAAATGATTTGCCTTTGTATTTTAAAAATACAATAGCTACACGTTTGTCTATAGGTCCTTCCTGTAATCCAGGTTTACCTTTTTTACCTCCTGATACTTGATTTGATAAAGATGATTTAATTCTCTTCATCAACTCTTCATCTGATATAGCAGGTTTTTTAGTATCGTTTTCTTTAACTGCCTTTAGTGTAGGTTTGTCTTTAGTAACAACAGTTACTTTATTACGAGAGGCAACATCTTTAATTTTAGATGCTAAAGAAGCAGCTGATGTATCTTTAGTAGTAACATCAATCACCATTTTACCTTCCAGTCCAGTTTTAATGTCTAATTTACCGTCAGGAAAATCTCTTTTCCAATCTTTAGCCATTTTTGCTTTAACCTCATCGGCTGTTGCTTTTGCATTATCTCCAGATAAAACAAGTCGTTTGTATGTTATTGGTGCTGCCATTTTTATAGTCCTAAGTTTTGTAATTGATTAATTGTGTCTTGTGCGTTTACGTGTAAAATTCCTTTACCACCTCTTGCTCTCCATTGTTCAATGTTGTCAGGGCGGTCATCGATAAGTATTTTATCTGTACCAGAATAATTCTGTTTTTTCTCAGCTGATGCTAAAATTAGTTTAGTTCCAGGTATATTATTTTTAACCCATAACCTTTTTCCTAAACGAGAAGCTGGATTTCTTGATGGGGCTGATAATAAAGTTGGTTGTTTATCTTTAATATAGTCCCATAATTCCTTTCCATCAGGCATCCATTCCATTCCTACCCAAAACTTAATTTTGTTATCAACATCAATAAAATCCCAAAATTTTTCTACACCATTTTTAGCTTGGTATTGAGCTGCTGTTAAATGTTCAGGATTAAGTGATTTAAAACGTTTATCAAAATCAGTTAAAACACCATCCATATCACAATATAACTCATAGTGATGGAAAGGTTCAGCAGGAACTGCTTCTTCTTCTTTTAATTGCTTATATAAATCTGTTAACTTATACATCTTTTCTTTTTAATACTACAAATCGACCTTTACCTTGAGGGGTATTAAATTCAAGATTAACATCTTTTCTAAAATACCCAGGTATTCTATTATATTTGTTGTCTGTTAAATTAGCATATATTGTATGATAGTTTTTATCTCCTATATTATCCATTGAAGCTATACCAATATAATCAGGTTCGTCAGTTTCAGCAAGATCTAATATAATTTTATACATTGTATTTAAAATTTTTATATAATCTTCTTTAGTTGTATCACCTGTAGGGGTAGAAATAGGATTATTTTTAGGATGAAATTCTACATTATAAAATTCTTTATTGTCATTATATGGGCTTTTTATTCTGTAGATATCATAAGTGTATACTTTATTTCCTGCTCGGAACATACCCTTATATAAATCACCTTCTATTTCAGCTGCATTGTTTTTTGATAAAGTAATTTCATGGAGAGATTCACGTAACTTATCTACAAATGTTTTTGGGTAATTAAATTTAGGAATATCTAAAAAATATTCATTTAATGGATTTTTTATTTTATCCTCCCAATTACGTAACATCATATTTCCTTTCTCGTATGCTTCTTTTTCAATCTCAGGTAAATCACCATCCTCATTTGTGTTAGTAGTATTAATATTATTTAATCTACCTTCTAAATTCTGTTCGTGATGAATCATTTCATGAGCAAATGAACGTAAAACATCTTTTGGGTGTCTATCCATTGTGTATAATGTGATAGATTTTTCAACAGGATTATAGTAAGCTGTTTTACCCAAAAGATTGGATGCGTTTTGTTCATCATCCTTTATAACCTTAATTTTAGGCAATGGTTTGATATTCATTCCATTGTCAATCATATATCGAGATAAAGATACGAAAGATTCCTCGGGATTCCAAGTTTCTATCAAAGCTTCTTTAAGAAATTGTCTTGCCAATTCATTTAATCCAAACGGGTCATTTTCTTTAACTGGGGCAAATCCTGAACCATAAGGTAAAGCTGTTCCTGCTTGTGGGTCAGATGCTTCTTTCATTTTACGTAAACGTTCTGTTTTTTCCTTTGATGATTCTTTACGAGATTCGATATAATCTAAAGCACGTTTTAGTCTTGATTTTACTTCAGGATCTTTTGCTTTACCGTAAGCGGCTCTTACTCGTTGGTGAATTAAGTTAATTACTTGGGATTGACGAACATGTGATTTTGCTTTAAAAGATGTTTTATTTAAAGTATCAACAATATCTTCTTTTGTTTTAAATTTAATTCGAACAGTGTCTTTTGGATCTTCATCTGTGTATAATCTACGAGATGATCCTTCAGGTTTTTTACCTGTTCCTTTTTTAGGGTCAGATTTCTTTTTTCTACCTTCTTCTAAATCAGGATTATTATCGTGTCCACATTTATGGCAGATGTATAAATCATCTCCACCATCTGCTATAGGCCATTCCCAACCACAATTATCACAAATAATTTCTGTATCTGTTACTAATTCATTAATGGTATCAGGTAATGTAGCTAATATTAAGTTTCCGATTTTTTCAAATTTAGCTCCAGGGAATGCTTTAGAAATAAAGGCTTTATATAAATTATCTCTTTGGACTCCAAAATTTTCTTCATTTGATTTTTTAGATGGAGAATAAATAATAGCTTGAGCTTTAGATTTTTTAATATATTTTTTAACTATATCAGCAACTGTAGCCATTACTCTATAAAGTTCGCCTTTATTAACTACTATTTTAGCTGATGGACCCCAATCATCTTTAAGTTTTGCCGAAAATTCAACTTCTATAGTTCTTAAATTTTTTAAGTTATCATCAATATAATTAGTTGATTTTAAATCTACATCGTATTCAGTTTCACTATCTGTTACAAAACGAGTATAAACCCAATAACCATCTGCATCAACCTCTTTCCATTTGTATGGTTTAAGATTTGCCTCTCCTACTTCATTTATTTGAGTATTAGGTAAAATGGCTACTATTGATTCTTTATTTTTTTCAAATTTTATGTCTGGTATTGCTTTAGAAATAAATGCTTTGTATAAATTATCTCTTTGAGTACCAAAATCCTCCTCACTTGATTTTTTTGATGGTGAATATGTTATAGCTTGAGCTTTAGATTTTTCTACGTAATGTTTAATTATATCGGTTATAGTAGACATTACTTTATAAAGTTCGCCTTTATTAACTACTATTTTATATGATGGTTTACCACGTTTATCTTTAGGTTTAGCGGTAAAGTCAATGTCTAAAGCTTTGTAATTATTTAAATCATCATCTATATAAGTTGTAGTTTTTAAATTTATAACATATTGAGTTTCACTATCTGTTGTAAATCCAGCAACAGTCCACCAATCGCTATTACGTCTTATTTCTTTCCATTTATATGGTTTAAGATTTGCCTCGCCTACTTCTGTTACTTTTTCTTCTTTAACAACAGGAGAAACTAAATCCCATATTTGTTGTTTTTCTTCCTCACTAACATCAGGAATTAAATGAAAAAATTGTTCTTTATTATTATCCCTAACTGCTTGACGTGTTTTAGTT